GAGAGCAGCGCCTGCGCGGCCTCGCCGCGCGTGAACGCCGCCGCCTGCGCGGGCAGCGTACCGAGCGCCAGCACCAGTGCGAGCAGCAGCGGCATAAATCGTTTTTGAAATCTCATCGTGTCATCTCTCCTTTGGATGCTTGGATCGTTTAAATGCTCCGCGGCGTTCTTCCCTTCGCCGCAGAGAACGACATTGTAGAGCCCTTTCTCATTTTTGTCAAGTGTTCAAAAATAAGCCTTCCCCGCTTTCCCCTGCAATCGCTGATTTTTCCTTATATATCAAGGGTTTCAGCGATTTCTTTTCTTGACCCAAAAAGCCCCGTTTTGACCACGTTCGGACGCAGAAATGACGCAGTAAAGACGCAGTAGATCAGGCATGATACTTCCGCAGCTTCTCCGCAGCGCTCTCCGCCTTCTCCTGCCGCAGATGGGTATAAACCGCCTCGATGACCTCCACCGTGTCCCCGGCAAAACTGGCCGTCTCGCGCGGCGTCAGCCCCGCTTCAAAGCAGATCGTCACATAGCTGTGCCGGAAACAATGCGGTGTAATGTCCTCTGGCAGCCCGACCGCCTCTCGGTATTGCCCCCACAGCTTATTCAGCCGGGATAGCAGCAGATAGCCCCCGTCCTCGTCAGGGAACACGAGCCCCACGCGGTTTTTCGGCAGAGCCGCGGCAAGCTGGGGCATGAGTGGGATTTCCCGCGCGCCGTTTTCGCTCTTGAGGAAGTTTTCCAACACAGGCCGGTTTCTTCCCGTATAGTTGAGCTTCTTGTTGACGCGGATGGTCTCGGCCTTTCGGTCGATGTCGGCATAGGTCAGCGCCAGCGCCTCCCCGCGCCGCAGACCGGTATAAAGCAGCAGATACGGAAACAGCCAGAACGGCGGTTTGGTCGCCGCGCTGTCCTTGACGGCCCGCTCTTCGGCTTCGGTCAATGCCCGCCGCTGCTTCTTCGGCAGCCCGCGGCTCTTCTTGACCTCGACCGCGGGATTGACGCGGATATCCCCCTTTATGACGGCGTGCGCAAAGATCATGCGGCACACGGCGAGATCTGTTTTGACGCTGCTCGCAGACTTGCCGCAGCTCTCCAGCGAGCGGATAAAGCGCTGCACGTCCAGCGGCTCGATCTCGGACGCATAGCCAGGGAACGCCGCCTTGAGGCGCTTGACCGCGTAGGAGTAGCACGACCGCGTGCTCTCTCGGATGGTCTCCTCGTGCTCGGTCTCCCACTCGTCCGCGATCACGGGGAATTTGCGGCCCCGCTCGCGCTCGTCCTGCCATGCCAAAATTTTCTTGTCTACCTCGCGGCAGGTCTTGCCGCGGAAGTAAATGCGCTTGCCGTTGACGGTGCGGGAGGTCTCGAAAAGTCCGTCCGGCCTTTGGTGGTACTTGTTTTTTGCCATAAAAAAGCTCCTTTCATCTTGCGCGACGAAAAGAACTGTGATAATATATTTCACAGTCTAATCGTTAGCGTTCGTTCGTCGTTTCCTTTTGTGTTTCGTCGTGGTTATGCTGGGGGAATGGATTAGGCCCGCCGGAGTGTTTGCACCACTCCGGCGTTTTTATTTTGCGCTCGCAAGGTCCGGTATCTTTGCACTTGACCCGCATAACGGGCATTCCGTGTATCCGCGCCGCTCGCAGACTTCTATCGCCAGCGGCGTAAAAGAGGTTGCATTTTGAAAGACCGCACAGCCGTATCGGTGGTAATAGCTTGAGCCGTCTACGAGCAGCCCGACATTTCTGCGGAAAAAGTCGGCGGCATCTACGCTGCTTTGCATAGCGTCGCAACGATCCCATACGCTTTGCAGGCGTTCTTGTAGGCGGCCCTCCTCGGCTGCGGATTCTTCAAGCGATGCGGCAAGCGTTGCATTTTCGCTTTTCAGCGTTTTGATTTCTTCAGCTTGCCGGATATTGACAAAGACGCTTTCTGCGAGCAGCAGGAGGCCGAAGATGATCGGGGAGTATCGCCGGATGAAAGCCCAAATGCCTTTCAAATTCTGTTTCTGACAGTATCGCTTATGCCTGAAAAACTCAGGATCATCGTATATGCCCATCGCTCACTCTCCTCACCTCGGCAGCGGATATCTCCGCTTCGTGATAACGCGCCCCTGACAGATGACCGTCTGGCCGCTGCTCGGATAGATCGGCACGTCCGCGTCCGCACGCTTGCGGTTGAGGGAGAACAGATAGGTCATGCCGAACGGATCGCGATAATACTGCTTGATGACCGTGCCGCCGTCTACGCAGAAAACGCCGATGTCGCCGTTGACAATGGCGTCGTGATTGACAAATACGGTGCTGCCGTCGGGAAAGTCCGGCTCCATGCTGTCGCCCTGAACGCGGATCGCGTAGGCCGCACCCTGCGGATCGTCCGGCCCGAGCTCATACGGCTCGAAGTCTTTGCCCTCGACCGGAGCGGCAATGCCGGCGGCAGACGGCTCCAGATAGCGGTTGATGACCTTCGGCTCGAACGTGACAAGCTGCGAATCCTCCATGAAGCGGGCCTCATCCTCGCAGCGCTGCTTTTCCGTGCTCACCAGCTCGCGCACGGCAGTCCTGCCCCAGCGATCCAAGCTCGAATAGTCCTTTGCGATCTTCATAGCCTCGTCCGAAAGGGACGGGGCTTTTTTGATGTTAAATCCAGTCCCGATCAATTCGTCCGCCGTAATGTCTAATGCAGACGCCAGAAGTTTGAGCTTTTCAACGTCCGGTTCGCGGTTACCTTTTTCATAGCCGGTAATCGTCGTTTTCGCAACGCCGACCTTCTTCGCAAGATCTTCTTGTGTCAATTTCTTCTCGGTCCTAAAAGATTTCAGTCTGTCACCGAAGTTCATTTTTTATCACCTCTGAATACAGTATAAGTTGGCATTTTGCAAATGTCAATGAAAAGTTCTCGTAACGAAAACTTTTTTGTGAAAAAGGCTTGACAAGTTTGCGTTTTGCGAGTATTCTTTTGGTAAAGTTCTCGAAACGAGAACATTTTGAAAGGAAAGGAACGAGAAAATGTATCCAAATCTACTTGGGCAAAAGGCTATTCACAACCTCACGGATGATGACATGGCAAGCATTATTGGCATTTCGCGAACTGCCTATCAGAGCAAAAAGAAATCCGGACGATTCACACCAGAGGAATGTCGCAAATACTGTGCCTACTTCGGCAAGAGTTTCCAATACCTATTTGCCAAGGACGGCGACGACTTCGCCAGCTGAGGAGGCCCCTCCATGAACGACTTACAGATCTTCACCTATCAGCAAAACGCGGTCCGCACCGTCGAGCGCGACGGCGAGCCGTGGTTCGTCCTCAAGGACGTGTGTGACGTCCTCGGCATCAGCAAATACCGCGATGTTTCCGAACGGCTTGACGCAGACGAAAGGGAGCCGGTCAAAGTGGACACCCCCGGCGGGCCCCAGATGATGACGGCTGTCAACGAATCCGGTCTTTACAATGTCATCCTGCGCTCGGACAAGCCCGAGGCCAAGCCCTTCCGCAAATGGGTCACGTCCGAGGTGATCCCCGCCATCCGCAGGCACGGCAGCTATAGCCAGAAGCCCCTCACCCCCGCCGAGCAGCTTTTGGCGCAGGCGAACGTCCTCGTCGAGCAGGAACGCCGCCTTTCGGCTCTGGAGGAGACCGCGGAAAAAACCTCCCGCGCCATTGAGATGATCGCCGCGCCCGCCGCCTCCACGCGCGATACATGGCAGGAGGAGACCGGCAAGGCCATCCGGCAGATGTGCGCCGAATACGCGCTCAACTACCACTCGACCACCGGCGACCTCTACAAGGAGCTGGAAGGGCGCGCGGGCATCGACCTCGACGCCCGCAAGCGGAACCTGCAAAAGCGCCTGCGCGCCAACGGAGCCACGGCGACCGAGTGCAAAGCGGTCTCCAAGCTCTCCGTCATCGCCCGCAACCCCCAGCTCCGCGAGATCTTCACCGGCATTGTGCAGCGCAAAGCGGCAGGCCTGCTTACCAACCGCATGACCCCGGCATAACCACGACATTTCACCGAAAGGAGTATTCCAATGGCACGAGAAACCGAATTTTACCGCGACAACCTCGAAGCGATCCTCGCCTTCACCGGCGGCGTTTATATGCTGAATATCAAGCAGGTAAGCGAATACACGGGAATCCAGAAATACCCCGCCTTACATAAGCGCTTCCCCTTCCAGCAGGGCTACATTTCCGCGCCGACGCTTGCCCGCTGCCTGGCGAAAGGAGCGAGCGCATGAACGACGAACGCCAGCCGCGCCGTGAGAACTACGGCTATTGCATCTTCCCGGCCCTGCGCCGCGCCCTGCGAAAGACCGGCATGGACCGCCGCGAGGTCGCGAAATACCTCGGCATATCCGACAGCAATTTCTATTGGTGGACGACCGGCGGCAACGCGAGGATCCTTTTGGTCCTCTCGAAGCTGCTCCTGCTCACCGACCTGACCTTTGAGGAAGCCTTCGGCGAGATCGACAGAGGAGAGGAGAGCGAATGATGAAACCGTTTTTTGCATTTTTTGCCCTGTTCCTGTGCCTCGCGGCGCTGTGGCCCGTCGTGACCGTCAGCACCGCCGCGC